TTAGACGCTTTAGCAAATATTTCCCGTACAGGCGAAGGATGCTCAGTAGGAAAGTTCATGGCTACTTTAGATGAAGCCACACATAAAAAACTTAGTGAAGTCTTTTTGAATGAAAAAGTTAATTCTGCTCGCTTAGTCGAGTTGCTTGATAAGTATGGCGTTACAATAAACCCCGATGTAATGCGTCGACACCGACGACGCATGGCGGGAAAAATGGGATGTAAGTGCCAGCGTGAATCTTGATAATGCCTTAGATAATTTGTTAAAGACTACCGAAATGGAGTCGATACAAAAATTACAGCCACGCGATAGAAAAGCGGAATGGTTACCAGGTGCTACTTGGAATGGTGACGATGGAACAATCGTTACTAAACCAATGGAGGGCGAAACTGCACCTGACTGGTCAGGCGTTCTTCGTATGTGGGGTCTTGACCCTGAACATTTTGAAGTAGTTGAACCAATCCTTTTCAATGTATGGGGCGATACTTTAGGCGTTCTAAATCGCCAATGGAAAGGCAAAGTAATCCGCAAAGGCAAAAAGCATGAAGCGGATATTGAGGGTTTAATCCATGAGATTAAGAAACATAAGCCAAAGCCAGCAAAAGAGTTCACAGGAAGTGCAAGTTTAGTTGTCTGCGCATCTGATTGGCAGGTTGGTAAAAGAGATGGCGATGGCTTAAAAGGTTTAGTAGGACGCTGGTTAGATGCAATTGACGATGTTGAGTCAAGGCTAAAAGAGTTAAAGAAAATAGGTCGTCCGATTGATTCAATTACAGTTCTTTGCTTGGGTGATTTAGTTGAAGGATGCGATGGTCATTACGATATTCAGACTTTCACAGTTGAAGTTGATAGGCGCGACCAAGTAAAGATTGCTCGTCGATTGCTCCGCGATGCTCTAATCCGATGGTCTAAAATCGTTCCCTCAATAACGGTTGCGGCAGTTGGTGGAAATCATGGCGAAAATAGAAAAAACGGAAAAGCCTTTACAACACTCGGAGATAACGACGATGTTGCTCTTGTTGAATCTGTTGCTGAAATATTTCAAGCCAACCCTGACGCTTATGGTCACATTAAGTTTGCAATCCCACAAGACGAATTAAGCCTAACTCTTGAAGTTCATGGCAAGATTATTGGAATTACTCATGGACACCTTGCTCGCTCAGGTAACGGAGTTGAAGGCAAATTAAGACGATGGATTGCTGACCAAACTTTAGGTCGTCAAGCAATAGGTGATTGCGACATTTTGGTAACTGGACATTATCATTCATTCAAACTAGCAGATTGGGGAGGCGTTAAATGGCTACAAGCACCAAGCCTAGACGGGGGAAGCGTGTGGTGGAGGCAGTCGACGGGGGAAGTTGCGGATGTGGGGGTTCTGACCTTTGTTGTGAGCAGTCAGGGAGTATCGGACATCCAACTACTATGAACGACCCTAGAGATGTCGCTTCTTATGCCGCTGAATTGGTTTCAGGAGAGCGTCAGGAGGCTTACGGACACCCGCTTGATAACTTTACTAGGGCGGCTCAGATATGGTCTGTAATCCTGCATACAGACATTACGGCAGAGCAAGTAGCCCTTTGTATGGTCGGAATGAAGATTGCTCGAGAAGTTAATCAGTCAAAGCCCGATACCGTCGTAGATGGCATTGGATATTTCCTAACCCTAAACATGATTCAGGAAGAACGCCTTCGTAGGTTGAATAACTAACTAGGGTATGGTATACTTGTCTTGTTCGAGAGAGGAACAAGAGATGAATGAGTCAGTAATCAAAATAAAAGTTCCTACTTTATTTTACAAAGACCACCAGTATCGCACTCCGCATAGCGCTGGAACGGTCATTAAAGTGGGCAAACTTATTTCTGAAGTTGAGTTCACCCAAGAACAATTTGATGATTTGTTAAGTGATGCTGATTATTACGCAAGTTTCAAAGGTTCAGAGGATTACGAAGAAAATAAAAACATTGTTGATTCCGCAATAACCACCCTAAAGCGTTTGAAGGCGGTTAAATAATGAGAGAGTTCAGAATCTCCGAGATTGATGTTGAAAAGACATTAGCCAAAGCACAAAAGATTGCTTCTCGCGGTACTCAAAAAGGTCTTGAAGGTGGCTGGAAAGTCAGTATTGAATCTCGTTCTGAAATTACTAATGGCATTGAGTACGAATACAAAGTTTTAGTTATTGAAGGCGAGCCTGTTAAATATAACGGCTGGCAGTTCGTTGGCGTTGCCGAGATTGTCGAAGGCAAGCCAATCACAAAAGGCATTTCAGGTGGAGTCGAAATCAAGGCTTCCGATGTAAAAGAAGGCTACTGCGACCATTGCAAAACTTCTCGTCAGCGTAAGCAGTACATATTCGTTGAGAAAGACGGAAAGTTGAGTCAGGTCGGCTCAACTTGTGTGAAGGATTATCTAGGTTGGACTTTCTACGCTTCAGCGCTTGTTACTGAAGATGATTTCAAAGAAGAGTTTGAGTCACTAAAGGGCGGTCATAGCGGAGTTTCTACCTTAGACGCGATGACTTGGGCGGTCTGCGCAGTTGAAAAAATTGGCTACAGGAAGTCCAACGATGGTGTTTCAACAAGAGATTTAGTTTGGGGCAAATTACTCGGTGGCTTTCATGGTGCGGAAGTTTGGAAATATTGGGTCAATGAAACTCCAACTGATAAGCAGATTGAAAAGGCTAAAGAGTTGATTGAATACGGAAAGACCTTTGAAGGCGACTCTTCTTATGCTGAGAATGTCCGCACCGTTGCTTCTCTCAATTTCCAAAAGGAATCAACCATTGGGATTTTAGTTTCAATTATCAAGGCAAAGCAAAAATCAACCGAGATTGAAATTGCTAATCAGGAAAAGCCAGTCTATAAAAACGAGCAGTTTGCGTCAGTAGGCGAGCGTATTGAGATTCCCGTCAAAGTAACGGCTCAAAATACATTTGAAACGGTATATGGATGGACGACTCTTTACACATTCTCAAATGGGGATTATCAGTTCAAATGGTTCTCAAGTCGTGAATTTGCAATTGAAGTCGGCGACGAAATCAAGATAAAAGGAACAGTTAAGGGTTCAGATGAGTATAAAGGAACTTTCTCTACCGTTCTGACCCGTTGCAAAATCGCCTGATACAATTAACGCAATGTGCGCTAGTCGCCCGAGTGTTCGTCTTAACTTCCGTGTCCGTGTGACCTAGACGGTCTACTTGGGCTATCCAAGTGCCGTCACTAGGAGGTTTAGATGGCTCAGTATCGAGTCCTACAAGGTATTGATTACCCGCCGAATAAACGCGCTGAAGTAGGGCAGATTGTTTCTGACCTACCACCTGCGTCGGTGAAATGGCTTTTAGAATCCGGCATTATTGAAGATGCTTCAAAGCCAGCAAAAATAATTGAAGAAGTAAAGGCTGAAGAGCCAGTTAAAGTTGAAGAGCCAGTTAAGGCTGAAGAACCAATCGTTGAAGAACCAGCAAAAGTCGAAGAAAGTTTTGATGCAAATGCTGAAGATGTTGACGGAGATGGATTCCTTCAGGATGGCACTCCATTCCAGCGTCCAGTTGAGGAGAAATAATGGCTACATTTCGCCACGGTAAAAATACAAAAATCTATGTAGATGAATATGATTTTTCTGCGTACTTCAATGATGCTTCATCAAGCACTTCAGTTGATACAGCAGAAACAAGCGCATTTGGTACAGATGCAAAGACCTATATTGCAGGTCATACAGATGGAACAATTTCATTAGGCGGTATGTTTGAAGGTACCGCTTCAACAGGTACAGACCAACACTTCGCTTCAAGCCTTGCAGGTGCAGAGCAACTTGTTATTTTGGCTACTGAAGGTCACGCAGTTGGTCGTCGTGCAGTAATGATGAAATCAGAAAACACTTCTTACGAAACATCTTCACCTATTGGTGATGTAGTTCAAGCAAGTGTTGAGTTCCAAGCAGATAAAGGTTTGGGTCACGGAGTTATTCTCTCAAGTGGCTCATCGCTAACCGCGACTGGTAACGGAACTGGTGTAGATAACGGAGCGTCATCAGCAGATGGTGGCTACGGTTATCTTTCAGTTCCAGTAAACACTCGCAACGGCAACATTACGGTAAAGGTGCAACATTCAGCAGATGATTCAACATACGCTGACCTAGCAACTTTCACCGTAGTATCAGGAACAACTTTAACTTCAGAACGAGTTGAAGTTGCAACAGGTACAACAGTTAATCGATACCTACGAGTGAATTACACAGTCGCAGGTTCAACAGGCGCGGCTACCCCTGTGGTGGCTTTTACTAGGAGGTAAATAAATGCCTACATTTCGTCATGGTAAATCCACCACATTCAAGATTGATGATTCAGGTGGAACCCTTCGTGACATCAGTAACACACTTACAGATGTTTCGTTCCCACGCTCAGTAGATACCGCTGAAACAAGCGCTTTCGGTGATTCTGCAAAGACTTATGTTGTTGGTTTGAGCGACGCAACAATTTCAATCTCAGGCAATTTTGATGCAACAGTTGATGGCTACTTAGCAGGTATTGTTGGTGGCGCATCTACAGTTTCATTTGAATATGGTCCTGAAGGTTCAACATCAGGTTATGTAAAGTACACAGGCGAAGCGATTCTAACTTCTTACGAGAAGAGTGGCGCAATCGGTGATGTTGTTACATACTCTGCTGAGTTCCAAATTAGCGGTTCCGTAACACGCGGAACTTACTCTTAATAACTAAATAACAATTTAATAAGTCGTGACCAAATCTAGTGTCCAAGGAGAAAAATGAACCTACGCGAAATTATCTTTAGTGCTGATGACATTACTAAAGAATTAGTTGATGTACCTGAATGGGGAGTCAAAGTAGAGATTCGTGCAATGACCGCGGCTGAACGCGCCAAACTAGGCGAATCAGCAATGGTCGGAGATAAGACCAATGTTGGTCTTATGTATGCGCTGACCGTTATTGCCAGCGTTTATGACCCTGAAACTGGGGAACCAGTTTTCACCGCTAACGATAAAGAAGCAATTCTTTCAAAGAGCGGAACAGTTATCGAGCGTCTTGCTACCAAGGCTCTTGGTGCGTCGGGTCTAACAGACAAGGCGGTAGACGAAGCAGGAGCGCGATTTCCTAAAGAATCCTGAGCGTAGGTTTCTTTTTGAACTAGCGGAAAAGTTAGGACGGACGGTGGCTGAACTTCTATATGGAAGTCAAAGCCACCGCCCTCTTAGCAGTATGGAATTAACCGAGTGGGCGGCTTTGTATAAAGTCAAAGCAAATGAACGCGAACTCGAAGAACGCAAGGCAAAGGCGAGGAGGCGATAATGGCTGAAGCACCAACAATGGAAGTCCGCGCTCGCCTCACCGCCGAAACCGCACAATTTACTAAAGGCATTGAGAACGCTCGTAAATCGGTAGAAACTTTTTCTAGTGCAAGTTCACAACTTCGTAGTTCAATGCTTGCTATCGGAGTTGCAAGCGGAACTGCGGCGGCGGCTTTAATTGCGTTCGGTACAAAAGCATTTATGGCGGCGTCTCGCGTTGATGAGTTAGATGTTGCCCTTAATGCAGTTGGTAAATCAACTGGTAAGGGATATAAAACTCTTAACGAAACTGCATTGGCTATTAAGTCAATGGGTATTGAGATGGAAGTTGCTCAAAAAGCAACTCTTAAATACGCTCAAAATAATCTTGATTTATCTAAAGCATCACAAGTTGCTCGTGTTGCTCAGGATTTAGCGGTTATCGGTGCAATGAACTCAACCGATGCTTTCGACCGATTAACCCATGCAATTATCACAGGTCGAAGCGAAGTTCTTAAATCAGTTGGTATTCAGAAATCCGCAGGACAGGCTTACGCTGAATACGCAAGAAGTATTGGAAAGACTGCTAAGGCTCTTTCTTATGAGGAAAAGCAAGCGGCAATTCTTAATATGGTGCTTATTGAAGGCGCTCGAGTTGCAGGCACATACGAGGCGGCAATGACAACGCCAGGTAAGGTGCTTCGTTCATTTGCTCGTTTACATAATGATTTACAAGTTGCTGTAGGTGGAGTGCTAGTTAAAGCCTTCGGACCGATGATTTTTGAAACTTACACTCTGTATAAGAATTTCATTAAAGCAGTTGAAGGTGGCGGACGCTTCAAAGATATGCTCTCATCTGTTGAAATGGTATTAGTTAAATTAACTACTCCTATTTCAAATTTTATTAAAAATCTAAATACTTTAGTAACTAAATTTAATAACACCAAAATAAAAATAAAAGGATTTGCCGAACAGTTAGAACTGCTTCTTCCAGTTTTGGCGGCAGTTGGTACTTATTTTGCAACTATCGCAGGAAAACAAATTTTTGCTTTAGTTCCAGTTTTAGGTTCAGTTCTAGGTAAATTGAATCCAATGATGATTGCTTTTACTGCTTTGGTAGCAACATCGACTCCAATGCGTAACGCTTTTGGTAAATTACTTTCCGCCCTACAACCTTTAATTCCACCATTGTTGCAATTGGGCAAAATTGTTTCCGCTGTTGCTTCTTATGGTGTATTACTTCTTGCAAAAGCCATTGGCGTTTTAGCATCTGCCATAAAAGGAATTATGGGCTTTGTGCAAAGCCACACAACTGTTTTCAAAATATTGGGCAATGTAG